CAGAAGGATTATCTGTGGGGCTTAGAGGGCTACAAGAGTTCATACGAGGACGTTTACAAGAAGGTTTTCGGGAAGTCTGACAGTTCCTCGTCCAAAAAGAAAAAGTCCTCCACATCGTCTAAAACAAGCTCTAAATCGGGCAAGGTAAGAGGCGGTAGCGCAGGAGGAATTACCAAAGCAAGGGGAGGCGGTAGGCTGAACAAGCTGAAAGCCGTCACTCCTAAAGCAACCGAAATAAAGAAACCGAGCAACTTCTTCAAGGCTTATCAGGACACACTTAATAAGAGATCGAAAACGTCGAGTGCTGGTAGATCCACTGTTGTGTGTCCAAGGTGTGGCAATAGAGTTTCTTCGGGGGCTAACAGTTGTCCAGTATGTGGGCAGAGACTGTCATGATATAATATAAGTGTTCCAATACTTCGCCTGCAAAGGCACATGGGGGGGTCATTCCCCCTCTTTTTTTATACCCGGGAAAATGTAAACCTAGTTGAAAATTTTGTGCCAGATTTGTGTCAGGGCACCCCGAAAAACCCGTTTTGTGACAGATTTGTGTCAGGATTTTTGGCCTATTGGAGCCACTCTATACCACTATATGATCCTCAAAAAAGCCTTTAAAATAAGGGGTTTCCACTAAAAAAGAGCCATATTTCAGGCTCCTAGCAAATCATTAAATGGTGCCAACTACGGAAATTCAAAGTCCTTTTATTAAGCCTTCAAACGCATTTTTGTGTCAGGTTTGTGCCAAGAATCAGCTAAGGTACCGGATCGCCTCCTCCTTCAATTCCTCGTTTGAGTTGGCATAGTAGATACTCATGTCGTAATTTCCATGCCCAAGAAGCTCGATTGTTGTCCTAGAATCCACGTTGTTTGTGACCAGTTTTGTAGCCATGTTGTGCCTTAACCTATACATATTAAACTCGATCCCCTCGGCCTTGCACAGCCTATAGATTATGTTCCCGATCCAGTCGCTTTCCATGTAGTGGTTGTTGGAGTTATAGAACAGATGATCGGTGTTTGCGTAATCCATGAGGTCTTCTAGGATCGGTTTTAACTCAGGGTGGATCGGTATCGTTCTTATTGAATTAGGGGTCTTACATCTTCTTACAATCCCTATATCATCTGAGGACGAGCCGATCTCCTTGGTTACGCTTATACCCGCTCCTATGTCCTGCCTAGTTAAGGCCAACGCTTCTGCCGGGCGCATCCCCGTATAGTACAGAACCTCTAACAGGAACACAATAATCCTAGCGTTATACTTGTCAGCAACGTGCCCGACGATCAGCTTCTCTACTCTCTCAAGTGTGTCCCGGTCGGTGGTTGTCTTCTTTTTAATGTGGATCTTTTTCGATTCAGGCTTCTTTACACCCAGTGTCAGGTCTCTTGCGATGATATCTTCCAGCAGTGCTATGTTGATAATGCTGTTTCGCCATATGCACATCACTTTAGATATGGTATCGTTTGAAGCTTCGTCTGCCATCTTATTCATATCTTCCTGAATGTCGGCTTTGGTAAGCTCCTGCATCCTCTTGTTCTTGTGGTGGATATACTTATTAAACAGGCACGTATGTTTCTTCTTGGTCTTAAAGGAATCTGTGGTGGTTTCTAGATACTTGTTGAACATATCCTGCACTGTTGCGTTATTCCTTTTCATTAATAAACCATTGCGAAGCTCATACAACGCTCTGTCTCTGTACTGCACCGCCGTTTCGAATGCGATCTTTGAAGTAGGGTAGTCTTTTTCATTGAATGATTTGCTGTACTCAGTTCCATCCTCGGATCTAATGCGAACCAAGAACGTCCATCCGGCTTTGTTTTGCCTCTGAATGATGTATTGTTCCTTTCTGTATTTCATCTTTTCCTCCATTTACAGACGAACTGACAGCTTAATGTGAGTGGAATTACATTGCTATCAGAACAAACTTAGGATAAACCCCACGATCCCTAATATTAATAAGATGTGTGGGGCATCCAGCACTCCGTTTTCCAACGGTACAATTGCGTGCATCTGTTGCCAATAAAACCACATATACAGACCGTAGCCTATTGAAACAGAAGCCGAGATAAATAATAGTGAGTGGACGACCGTTTTCTTTCTCCTTTCTATTTGTGCATTTTCTCTTTCATATCAGCAAGTTGGATGGAAAGAACGACATATTTCAACACGTCCAATTTCATCGGCTCCGGCAACGACATAATCTTGTCATAAAACTCTGCCCATTTTTCCTTAGTAATGTTTGCGCCAAAGTCTTTCTCCCATTCAATTGTCAGATAGCTTTCATTGTTTTCCGAAGCTGAATACTCAACATACTGATCCTTTTCCATCGGCACATCGTGTCCAAGCAACCAAGGCAGATTAACGTTAAGCGCATCGGCAATCAACACAGCGTTGACACTCTTTGGCTCGTACTTGCCACTTAAATAATTAGAGATAGTTCCCTTATCGATCTTTGTGGAATTGACCAAATCGACTTGCCTAAAGTTTCTGAACTCCATTGCTTCTTTCAACCTATCCGAAAACTTCATGTCATCCTCCTTTCTAGCTTGCTCCCCATTTTTATGATACTTGAATCGTTTTGAAAACGCAACAATTTTAATAAAATCGACTCCAAAGTGGTTGCAATATCCAAACTTTTGTGCAAGAATATAGATAAGTTGAGAAACCACAACAATGAAAGGAGGACGTATGCCAAGGGATTTGTTCGACAGTAGCAAGCTGAGAGGCAGGATCGTTGAGAAGTATGGGACGATCAGCAATTTCTCTAAGCAGTTCGGAAAAGATAGGTCAACAATTTCTTTATACCTTAACGGTGGCAGAGGTCTGAGCAGGGAGAACATTATTCTTTTCTGCGATCTCTTGGATATCGATAAGGATAGGATCGGTGATTATTTTTTTACCTCTAAAGTTGTGAAAACGTAACCACAAATGTGTGTCCTGCTTCCCAGCGAGTGCCCCACGGAAAAGCTTTCCCCATTTCTAATCTTCCTTTCTGTGATGCACATATAGACTCCAATTTACCAGCCAAGCCAATGGCGCACCGTGGGGTACTCACTAGGGGGCAGGAAGCAAGAAAGGAGGATCTATGGAAAAACTGCTCACACTTAAAGAGGTCTGCCAAATACTCGGATGCACCGACCCCAAAGGAAGAATGGTAAGGGAACTCCGGAAAAACGGTCAGATCGAGGGAGCCAAGTTCGGTAGACAGCTGTTGTTCAAAGAAGAATCTGTTAATGCCTACATTTCTAGGACTTTCGAATTTCAGAATCGTCGCCTATAAAAAAAGAGCCCCTTTGCAGGAGCCCCGGAGACGATGCAATTCCACTCACATCACAATCATTATATCACAAGGAGGAATATGGAAAAACTTGAAACGTACAAGGTCGATCGTTCTATATACGAATTGATTCAGGAAGTGCGATATGAACTGTCAAAGCTTCCTCTCAAAAAGACCGGTTACAACAAACATCTAAATTACTACTACTACGAGCTGGCAAACTTCTTACCGTCGGCTACCAAACTCATGTATGACAGAGGCTTATGCCCGATCTTCAATATAGGGTTCGACTCTAACGGGGTTGAGGTAGCCACACTCTCAGTTACAAGGGGTGCGGAAAGGGTGGTGTTCACTTGCCCGACGTCGGATGTCCCGAATATGAATGGGATCTTCAACACCGGATCCAAGATTACCTATATGAAGCGCTACCTCTACAGCAATCTCTTAGACCTCTGCGAAAACGATGTTGCCGATCAGAACAATGGCGAATCAAAGGAACAGAAGATCGAAGAAAAGAAAGCTACACCTAAACAAGTCGAGATGATCCGTGGTCTGTATGACAAAGAGAATATCGCAAAGATGATCGAGTACTACGGGATCGGTTCCCTTGAAGAGTTAAGCCTTAAACAGGCAAGCGAAGTCATCGCAAGGAAGAAGAAATGAACGAAGTCGTAGAGAAGAAAGAAAACACACTCGTTACCAAGGAAGACATGGAGTTTCTAGTTTGGTTCGACGAGCAGAAGAAAAGAGCAAAAGTTATCGAAGACCGCATTAAAAACGAAGCACATCAGTTCTTAAGGGACAATGGCTTGCAGGAAGACGGTTTCAAGCAGGAAGTTGATGGCGCAACAGTTCACATCTATGAGACTAAACCCTACACAAAGAAACAGTGCGACATAAAACGCATGAAGGAAGAAGGGGTATATGATCTGTACACACATGATGTGCAAGTAAAGGGGTCGATAAGGATTCAGGTTGAATATGATTGAGTTTCTTGAGGACACCCACACCTATCTAGCAGACGGCATAATCATTCCAAGTGTCAGTGAACTGATAAGGTTTAACTTTCCGGAAGCATATGCCAACATACCCGACCGAATCTTAAAGAAAAAAGCCAGCTATGGCACAAAGGTTCACCAAACAATAGAAGCATTCCTTCGCAAGGAGTTTACCCTAGAGGATCTTAAAAAGAAACGGATAGACCCCGACATTAAGATCGCAGTCGAGCAGTTTGAAAGCCTCAGAAGGAAGTGGATGTTTGAGATCAAGGACATGGAGCAGATCGTCTCATGGCGGAATAAGTACGCCGGTCAGTTCGACCTTCTCACAATAGACGATTACATCATTGATATAAAAACTACCACAGACCTTCATGAGGATTGGCTGGCATTGCAGTTAGGGCTCTACTATTTGGCATCGGGGATCAAAAAAGACTTCGGTTACTGTATGTGGGTGCCTAAAGGCAAGATGGCCAAGGTCATAAAAATCCCGGTAGTGGACGAAGGAAAGTGTGTCCAGCTGGTAGGTGAATATGAAAAGCATACTTCAGGACGATAAGCGCTGTCGTGTATGCGGTAACCCCGTAGTCGATCTGCATCATGTGAGACTGGGGAATTGCCATAGGAAGACGGCTGAGAAGCATGGGCTGGTTGTGTGGCTGTGCCGGAAGCACCATATCTATCTGCACAATCATCCTATGGAGAAAGAAAAGTTACAGAGGGAAGCGCAGAAACGTTTCGAAGAACTGCATTCCCACAAAGAATACATGAAGATATTCCATAAAAATTATTTGAAAGGAGACGAGTAATGGAATTTGAGTTCATCAAGGAAAAGGTAAAGCTTCCATCAAAAAATAGGGGGAAGTACAGCGAAGTCATCGAACAGTGGCTGGCAACGGAAAACAAGACGTTAAAGTTCAAGTTCGCCACAACACAGGAGGCAGACAATTGTAGCATCTGTGCCTGTGCTTACAGAAAGAGCCACAACTATGATTTCACTGTCGTTAAGAGATTGTGCGAAGTGTACGTAGTCAGAGCGTAAGCAAGTACCACGCAGTGAAGGAGACGGTTGACGGTATCAAGTTCGCTTCCAAGAAAGAGGCATCGAGGTATCGTCAGCTGGTACTCCTAGAGAAGGCGAAAGCCATACAAGACTTAAAGCTTCAAGTAGCATTTCCACTCATAAGGAGGTCACGCTGGGGTCGAGAGATCAAATACGTTGCGGACTTCACGTACTACGAAGATGGAGTCTTGGTTGTAGAAGATACGAAAGGGTTCCGCACAGACGTGTATAAGCTGAAGAAACGGCTTATGGGAGAACTGTACGGGATCGAAATACGGGAGACGTAAATGGAATTAATGGATGAACTGCGTAATGCAAAAGCATTGTTGAACGCATCGATAAAATCGTTAAAACTCACATCAAACGCATATGCACAAGCTGAAAGGGACTACAAGATCCTTCTGAGGCAGGAGTGCTTAAAGTTAAGGGACGAGGGCATGGCTATAGGTATGATCGACAAGACGTGCTATGGCATTCCCAGCGTCGCTGAGGCTCGTTTTAAGAGGGATATCGCTCAGGCAAACTATTTAGCCAATCAGGAAGCGATTAACTCGTACAAGCTTCAAATAAGGCTCC